CTTCCATGATCTCAGCATGGCGGGTCTCAACGGCTTGCTGCGTTGCCGGTGTAACAATCCTCGAACGCTCGGAATCTCGGGTTTTGTCCTCCGCAGCCCATTCGCAACGAAATATGCGCTCATATTCCAGATAACTATCCAGAAAATTGGTGTTGCGGTAGTCGCGCCAACGGTCACAGTGGTCAACGACAAAGGCAGTTAACTCTTTGTCATTCTCGGTTGGTTCTTCAAAATCCATATTAAATCCCCGCAATTATGTCCATCGGCTCCCACTCGTCATCGGCCTCCTCAAAGTAGCTGGTCACCGCCAACTGATCCATGTAGGAGAGCGCATCGGGAAGGTCATCGTGTACGCCCTGAGAGGGAAACATCAGTAACTGGTCAACAAAGTCATCCCACTTCTCCTCAGAGTTAAGGATAACACGCCCATGCTCAAAGCGCCCCTGTAACGACCAGATGATTCTATCGGTTTTCTTCCTATTCCCATGGGTCAAATCCACAATATGGGAATAAACATTGTTCTTTCGCATCAAATCCGACAAATACGGCAGAACCGCATTCTTCAGCGCCCCCCTCTCAATCCCCACGCTCAAGGGCCGGTAATCCCGCATCTTCATCAGTATCTTGGCCGCCGTTTCCCGAATATCCCAGCGCCCGTGCTCGATCTCCTTAACGAACCACTTCCCGTCATCGGTCACCTTCACCACCGCAATAGCCGACTCATCCAGCCGTTTTTTCCTATTTGCCGCCTGCTTGGCAACTTCCTCAAACCCAGCCAAGTCAATTGCTATAAAGTAACTCCCATGCTCCGGCTCCACCCCGTACTTAATCCACTCCTCCTTAAATACGTCCGCACCAGCATTAGAAAAACTAGCCATGTATTCCTGCTTGAATGAGAAACTAGATAGCGTTTTCTTAGCCGACTCAATCTCATCTGGGTCAATCAACGGATTATCCGCCGTGGTGAAGTGCCACGATTTCCAATCCTTGTCCGCATCATCCTGCCCCAAGTTCCACAAATCGTGAAACCAGTTCCTACCCTTGGGCGTACCAATAAACATCGCCCGACCCTTCTTATCAGACAAGGACGCACGAATAACCTGCTCCCACGCCTCGGGCTTAATATCTGCCACCTCGTCCAATACCGCATACGTCAAACTAACCCCGCGCAAAGTATCCGGCCTGTCCGAACCGCGCACATATATCCGCGCACCATTAATCAGCGTAATGTCCAAATTATTAACATGGCTAGACTGTATAACCTCCCTCCCCAAATCAAGAAGCAAGTCCCAGATAATCTGACGCGACTGCCCCATAGTCGGACTAACATAAAGCACAGCCGAACCCTGCGGACACCGCAATCCCTCAATAATCAACGTAGTAGCCGCCAGCCTAGATTTACCGCAGCGCCGTCCAGCAGCAATAACCTTGAACCTGGTGGAATCAGTAAATACCTCTTGCTGCCACGGCAAGAGGCTAAAGTTGAGATCAGACATCCATTACATCCTCAGCCTCAAGTACCGTAGGCTCAATTGCTGCCTGACCCAAACCAGTAATGTTGATAGTCACCGCGCTTCTCTGGTGCTTGTCCTTCTCGAACATACTAATTGGCAGTGTCCGGTCTATGCACATCTTTAAGGCCACCATCTGACCAGGATGGTTGTCGTCCAAGGCAATCTGAATTACCTTTTGTGCTACATCCTTCCCACCAGAACGAATCATCAACTCTTTGAGTTCCTTAACCCTCTGGTGATCCGTCTTGGGTAACACCAGTGGAGGATTGTCAGCGTATCGCTGGATAGTCATCTTGATAGGACGACCACGCTTCTTTTTCTCTAGTTCCACTTTTATCCTCTCGGGAAGTTTTGCGGATTGTATTGGCTTTTTGCTAATTTGCTAATTTGGCTTTTTCGGTGGGTAGGGGGCACCCGTAACTTTTACAAACAGACAGCCACCCTCCCCCCCCTATCAATCGCCTGCCTATCGCCTGCGCATACTTAACATAATGCCCGTCGTATCAAATAGGCGCGAATCAAGCTGCATCGATGCGCTAATGCAAGCTGGCGCATGGCCGCTCGAGGCGCATGGAGAGGGGAAAAGAGGGCGGGTGCTTTTCCCGGGTACCTAATCACCATCTAATTGCAAATGCGAATCATTCTTGTTTGCAACTAACCAGCCAGTCAGTAACGTTATCACCAGGGCGGAAGCCTGCATTGTGCAGGGTGGCATAAATTGCAAGCAAATCCCTAAACCCTTTAGATATATCACCGGCGCCAGCGGCAAGCAAAATGGCCCGTTCCTGGTCATCTATGCGCCTGAAAAAATTGACCGTATCCACCTTGCAAGGTCTAACCATGCTTCACCCCTATATTTCAACAACCATTGAATTATCCACATAAAAGCGCACTAAAAGAGTGCTGCATCGTTGTATCGTTTGCATCACTCTATAGAGTGTGATGCAATTGATGCGGATACAACGGCATTTTGCCCATTTTTGCATCGGTGCATCGATACGCATCGATACAAGCGATTCAAGCGATACAAGGGTAAACCCCTAGAAAATAGTGCAATAAAACCTATTGCAGTGCTACAAAATACGTTACAATCTATACCATGGTGCAGCACAGTGCGGCACCAAACAACCTAAAAGGCACACAATGACTAAATCAGAAAAACGTGAAATTGCGATCACCCTCAAAATGCAGCACTTTGGCGCAAATTACGTTGCGCGCGCACTGTCAATGCTCATTCGTTCGGCACGCACTGCGAAAAGTCACAACGAAATTATGGCTATAGCCCTTGATTTGGGAGTTACTGACAACCCTGAATTCATAGTCTGACATTCTCACTATATGCCCATGCTGTGGGCATATAGGGAAATTGTCCCGTAAACCCTTGGAGAAAAAATGGAAAACCAAACTAGCGTACACCTAACCCTTAAATCGGCCAATGTGAAAACCGGCCCAATACCTGTATCCACCACCGGAAAAGATAGTTGCCCTACTGATTGCGCTATGCGCTCCGAATGCTATGCGGCAAGCGGGCCGCTAGCGCTGCATTGGGCGGCCGTTAGCGCAGGCACTAGGGGCACCACATGGGGCCAATTCACCCAAGCCATCGCAGCACTGCCGGAGGGCCAATTGTGGCGGCACAATCAAGCCGGTGATCTGCCCCAAGCGGGCGGCACCATCGATGCTGTCAAATTAGGCCAATTGGTGGCAGCCAATAGCGGCCGTCGTGGTTTTACTTATTCCCATCATCGCGACAGCGCTAGCCTTGCATGGATCAAACACGCTAATGCTTGGGGCTTTACAGTTAACCTATCGGCCAATGATCTGAATGATGCCGATACCCTTGCCGATACTAATTGCGGGCCGGTGGTGGTGGTGGTGCCTAGCACTACTACAAAAAACACCACTACACCCAAGGGCAGGCCAGTGGTGATCTGTCCAGCAACCCAGCGCAATGATGTTTCCTGCGCCACCTGCCAATTGTGCCAGCGACAGCGCGCGGCCATTGTGGCATTTCCTGCCCATGGATCACGCCATCGCGTTATTAATATGAGACTAGCAGCATGAAAATCTATACCTTAAACAATTATGCCTATCATTATTCGCGCACTAATCGCGTGTGGGTTGTTCAAAGCCTATATGACGGCACAATATGGTTTTTTAACAGTAAAAACGACTTAATAGATTGGATCAGTTATGAGTAACTCTATACACCCATTATTTCAGGCCATCCTACGGCCCTATATGCCGCCGGAGCCCAAGCCAAGCCCTGAAGCCATCGACGCGGCCATGCTGGCCGATAAGTTAGCGGATGGGTATAACTTACGCAATATTGAACGGGCTATTAAATTGGAGAATAAACAATGTACTTAAAAAAATCTTACTGTTTTAAAAATACACCTACAGGCGCAGCCATGCGAATATTTAACGGCCACATTAAAAGGGATACGGCCATGCGCCATGGGTATAGTCAAGTGGTTTTATCAATAATTGATTGCAGTGGCAAAGGCAGGGGGGAAAATAAACCCTTTTATGCGCCATATTTTGCGAGAATGCACCCATGATGCGCCAACACTATAAACCCGAGCCCAAGCGCTACCCTATGGCCGATATCCTGCTTGCAGTATCAATCGGACTAATCTTAGCATTTATCTTTTTTGAGTATCTACCATGAATATTGAATTAAAAAACGTAAAGCATAGCGAATTTGCCTCGCATGAGACTAATTGTTATGAAGCCACCATTTATATTGATGGTAAAAAAATGGGTAACGCTGAAAATTCAGGACAAGGTGGAACAACGTCAATTTACCCGAATACGTTGTTTCAGACATTGCAAGCCTATGCTGAAACGTTACCTCCCATTGTTGACAAATACTCAGATAACAATCAATCCCATTTTTACCAATTCAATCACTCCGCTGATAGCGTTATAGATGATCTGCTCACGCAATGGCTATATGCGAGGGACATCAAGAAAGCAATGCAGAAAAGAATCGTTTTTGTTCGGGGTCAATCCATGCTAGAGACTATCAAAATGGATGCCTTAACCCTGCAAAAATGGCTACAAAATCCCGATTTGCTTACCAAACTCAAGGCAGATAAGGTGCTGAATTTGCTTTCTTTTAGTGAGGCAGTAGATATCTACCGGAAAATGGCATGAGGGCAATGGCTAACCAATGGGGGAATTTATGATCTATGCAGCCCTAGCCATGATCCTAAAAATTATCTTCGGTAAGCGTTAGCCCCAAGCCTTACCAGTCCCCAAGCCCCAAGCCCACAAAGTCAGTGGGCTTTTTTACGCCTTCGACCTTCGCCTTGGCATCATCAAAGCCACGGCCTATGATTACTCGGTGGCCGATACCCTCAAGGTACTCGATCCAATCCCACTGCACTGTAGACACTATGCCGCTGGTTTCCCGCTTCATCTCGATCCATAGGCACCATGCTGGCACGAATAGATCAGGCACACCTGGGCTTACGCCCTCGGCCTTCAGTGCTGCGCCTTGCGCCATGCTACGGCCACCACCGTTAGGAATAGCGAATATCCTGATGCTGGGGTAAGTCTTGCGAAACCAGGATACCAGGCGCACCTGCTCTAAGTGCTCTGAGGGTTGGGTTTCGGGTTTGAGTTTAGGTTTAGGAATGGGTTTGAGTTTAAGTTTAGAAGGGAACATCGCACACCCATTCTTGGCACTCGTTCACGGTGGCCGCAAAGTCAGCAGGCGGCTCCATGAAAAACACAACGCATTTTCCATGTACATCATAGAACTCGCAACTATGGCAGCACCTGGGTGGGCCTTGGGCAATTAAACGCTTGTAGTTCGTTATAGAGTCGGGTTCTGGGTGTCTCATGTCCATGTCCTTTGTAGTACGGTGAAAAATTTACCATCGCGCCTAAACTCAATCTCGCTCGGTGGCTGGCCTTCAGTTAATGTCTGGGCCATCTCGTGCAGTTCAGCGGTGCCATAGTTCAGCACCACGCCTGCCTTGTATGCAATATCGGCCAATAGCCTGCGGCTTTTCTCCCCTGCATACCCGTCGTGGGTTACGGCCAGGTATTCGGTCACTGGCGGGTCACTCAGGCTCCCATAATAAGTTAGCGAGAGCATTTCCTTTCCACTGGCTCGGCTGATGTGCTTGCGCCATGTCCAAGTAGTGACCTCAAAATCGGTGCCATCTGCGCCCATAATGTCCAGATTGTGCAGTCGCAGCATTGGGCGCTCGGGTTCGGGGAATGGTGTCCCGCAGGCTGGGCACTCCCTCACGCTAAGGTGGCATATCTCTTGGCAGTTATCGCAAACCTTTACTGGTGCCTCGCCCACACGGTCGCCCTTCTTTGGCGGTGGGATTACGGCGGTAATCGGGCCATGCTGCTCCACCACTCCTGCAAAGTCTAGGACTAGACAATCGGTTTTCCCCTCGGCTATGCGTAGTCCACGCCCTGCCATCTGGACGTAAAGCCCTGGGGACATAGTAGGGCGCAGCATGGCTATCAGATCAATGCCTGGCGCGTCAAAGCCGGTCGTTAGTACATTGGCATTAGTTAGGGCTTGAATGCGCCCTGACTTGAATTCTTTGAGCATCCGGTCACGCTCGTTTGATGGTGTCTCGCCGGTAACGCATTCGGCCACAATGCCCTCTCCTTGCAGCGCCTCGGCAATGTGCTGGGCATGGGCCACACCAGCGCAGAAAATCAGCCATGACTTGCGCTCGGCACCCAGTTTGATAATCTCGGCCACCACGCTACTGTTTTTATCATCAGTGTCTACCGCTGCCTGTAATTCGGCCTCGATGTACTCGCCGCCACGCTTATGCACACCGTCCACCTCTAGCTTGGTGGCGGTCAGTTTGCTGCGTAGGTTTGATAAGTAGCCCTTAAAAATCAGTTCCTCGATGCTGGTCGGTGTAATCAGCGCGTCAAATATGGCCGGTTTGTCCGTGATGTAGCCATGCCCCAAACGATACGGTGTGGCCGTTAAGCCTATCACCCTGACATTTGGGTTTGTCTGATAGATGTCCGATAGAAGTGTCCGATAGCCGCCCTCGTCCTTGTGGCCGATAAGATGGCACTCGTCAATGATTACTAGGTCAACGTGGCCTATTAGTTTGGCCTTGGAGCGCATCGATTGGATACCGGCAAAGGTAATGGGTTCACCTAGTTCTTTGCGTCCAAGCCCAGCAGAATAGATGCCCATCGGGCAGTTAGGCCAATGCTGACGCATCTTTTCGGCGTTCTGAACGATCAGTTCTTTAACGTGGGTCAGCATCAGCACTCGGGTTTCAGGCCATGATTGCAGCGCGTCCTTGCACAGCGCAGCAATGATGTGGCTTTTGCCTGACCCTGTAGGCAGCACCAGACAAGGGTTGCCCTCGTTGCCTGCCTCAAACCATGCGTAAAGCTGGTCAATGGTGCGTTGTTGGTATTCACGGAGCATCAGAGTCCTCCAAGGAGTCGGTAGGCTGCTGCTGCTTGGATCGGTACTTGGGCGTTACCTAATCCTTTGAGCCGGTGAACCCTATTGGGAATCCCATTAGCCACTCTACCCACATCGGATTCAGTTGACCAGAAGTCGGATGCACCACCATTGATAAATTGAGTTGCTTGCCAATCGCTGCCCTGCGCTGAATCGCTGGATTGCTCATGTTGCCTCTGTCTCTGCTGTCGCTGGCATTCGGTGTTGGAAACATTCGCGTCCAGTTTGACAATTGCCTCATGTGTCCCCTCAAGCCTTGATCCAACTTCCTGTTTAATGTTTCTAATTTCGCCGCGCCCCTCCAATCCCCCGCGCAAGGCGTTGGAATGGCTGGCGAGTAAGAACCATCTGTCTCTGTGATGCGGCGCTCCGATATCGGATGCGCGTATGCAGAGCCACCTTGTGTCATACCCCAGCGCGGCCAAGTCTCCGAGTACGGTTCCGAGTCCGTTAGAAAGGATTGCTGATACGTTCTCCAAGAACAATTGTTTTGGTCGTACCACGCCAGCGATGCGCAGGACTTCGCGGTAAAGACCTGATCTGGTTCCCTCAGATACGCCTGCTTGCTTTCCAGCGACGCTAATGTCTTGGCAAGGGAATCCTGCATGAATGATGTCCACGCTTTCGGTGTACTCGGATGGATCAAACAGGCTGACATCTCCTTCCCACACTCGCAAGCCGGGGAACCATCCGTCTGCTGCGCGTTCTCTAAGGACTTGGCAGGCGTAGGAATCCCACTCAACAGCGACAACTGGTCTGTGGCCGAGAATAAGGTCAGCAAGGAGTCCACCTCCGTGTCCGGCAAAGAGATGCATGGTTTTTGTTTCATTTTTCACCCCACCACCCTAGCATCCCACTCAGCCCGAAGTTGGTTCACCATAGGGATAGAACAAGCCTTGGCATTGGCAAGCAATTCCTTGCTGCTATACACGCCCTCATCTGGCTCACCATTAGCCAAGCCCAAGCCATTGATCTCATAGACGGCCACCCAGTCGCTAGGGCTTTCTAGGCGCTTCCATGGCACCAGATCAGGGTGCAACACATGGGCCTCGCAGCCGGTATGCTGGGCCTCAGTAGGCACACTGGCGTCCCACTTGGCACAGTGCCATGTGCTGTCGGCCATCGGAGTAATGTGGGCGCAGGTACGGCAGTTGACCTCTTTGGTGGTCTTGCTACCGTGGCAAAAGTCGTGCCCCGCGCACATTTTGCACTCAAACCAAGTTGGGTCAGTGCTTATCGGTGGCGGTAGGCGGTCAGCCAGAGTAAGACGCTGGCCCTTGGCAATGGCCTTCTCGGCATGGTCGCGGTCGTACTCTAGGCGCTCGGTATAGATACGGTCATCATCCTTGCAGATAGCCACATACAAAGCCCGTTTCAACTCAGTGCCATGCATATAGACCTGACACTGTGTAAAGTGCATGGGCTTACTCTTTGCCACGCCATTTTTCTCTAAGTCGTTGAACGACTTTAGGCTATGGGTTTTGAATTCCAAAACGTGTTCAGTCTTAACAGCACCAGGTACTCCCTTACCAATACCGTCCAAGCTGCCGGATACATGGCTCCCAAAGTCCACCCGTCGCTGGGTGCCTGATACGGTCATACCAATAGAGCGCAGGTCACTGACAATGGTGGCTTCTTCATTGTTGCCACGGCGAAACAGGCGCAGTATTCGTCCTTTGAATTGTTCCTGCACCGCCCAGCGAAACGACAGCCACATCCAGCGTTCGCAGTGGTGGCCCAAAGTGCTGCACCCCATGTGAGCGCGTGGCCTCTCTAGCCGCGCCTCATGGGTCTGGTCAATCAGTGAAGTTATGGTAATCTCTGGCTCAGGTATTTTCATGTGTGTTCTCCTTGTGATTGACCCCGCCGTTACAAGCGGGGTCTTTTTTTTACTTCTTAGCCCAAGGTGGTGCAGCCTTGGCAGTTGTAGTGCTAGGCGCTACAGACTTGAACGGCACAGCCGCAGCAGGTGCAGCCCCATTCAAAGCCCGATAGCCCTTGATCTCGTTACCAGCGTAATCGCCCGTCTTTACCGACAACTTGATGCCAAGGTTGCCGCCGATCAACTGGTCGGTGTCCGACACTTTACCCAATCCAATGGCTCGCATGATCTCACCAAGCTGCTGGCGTCCGATCTCCTCGGCCTTGGTGCTGGCATTCTTGATGTTCAGGTTTCCGAACACCACGCGACCTTGATGGCTCGGGCCGGTGACGGTGTACTTACAGGCAATGTACTTGCCATCACCCGCTTTGGTTTCCTTGACCTCGGCACCCGTAATGGTGGCGTTATACCAACCCTCCGGCAGTGGTTCAAAGTTGCTGGTGCCTTTGGGCAGCGTGTCTACGCTAAATTCTTCGTCTAAAAAAGCCATGATTAATCCTTAGTGATAGTAAAAGTGGGGCGTCCAGGTGTGGACGTAATTGCACCAAGCAATGGCTGGGTTACAGCGTCAGCCGCAGCGCCCCATGCCTTAGCATTGATCTCGGGTTTCCAGCGAAAGAGGCTGGATAGGTGCTCAGACAAGCCAGCTTCAGCGGCCAGCACTTGCAACTTATCGGCGTCAATCTTTTTGTTGATTCGGCCTTCCATCTTGATTACAAAGCCGGTGTCCTCTTTCTTCATGGTGCCATCCAAGTCTTTGGGGACACCAAAATGGATAGCTAACTGATCTTCAATGTCGCGGCGATCAGCGACTGCTTTGGTTTCTGTTTTTTTGGCGTCTAGCCATTGTTGGTATAGACTCATGGTGTGTACTCCAGTGCTTGCAATTTACTAATACGAATGTCGATTTCCATCACCATAGTGTTGTAGTCCGACATTGCCTTTTCTTTCTTGGCTTGTAGCGCAGCAATCATTTGTGCTGTTGGGTCGTAGTCCTCTGGAACTTCAATTTCAATGAATTTTTGACAGACAAAAGTTAATGAATCGTCGTCTGCTATTTTCCAATTGAACACTTGATAAGTACCTTTATCTTCCCAGTGGTATTTACGAAGATAAACAAAAATGGTGGTTTGGATTTTCATACTGCACCGCCAATCTTGGAAATGATCTCGCCCAACTCAGGCGCTTCCCATGCGCTTAGTTTTCCGCTACGGTCTTTGGCAAGCCATAGTCCATCGCTATCGCACATAAGCGCACGTTGGGTATTGCCCTCGGCATCCTTCTCGACTCGCAGCGCCAGTACCTCGTCAAAAAAGTAAGGCAATGCTTGGCCGGTCTTGTTGCCTGGCATCGAAGGCGAGTAAAGCACCCGACCCATTTCGTCCTGCGTTTTCTCCAACTTGGCGGTCATAAGCACATGGCGCTCTGGCAGGTCGCGGAATGCCCGAATGATGTCGGCCATTTGCTCTTGCATAGCACCATAGGCAGCGCGTGGGTCTTTGTTGACCTTCTTTTCATGGTTCAGGCAGACCTCGGCAATCTCACTGATAGAGTCAAGGGCTACGCTCTTGTACTCAGACTCCAGCACCCAAGAATAGGCTTCCCGAAGGTCGTCCATACTGGTGATCTCCAGATACGGCAGATCAGCGTCTTGGATAGACAGCAAACCGCCCTCAGCAGACAATACAACGGGGCTTGGCAATGTCTTGATTAGACTTGTCTTACCCGCACCGGCCTGTCCGTAGACAAGCAATTTGACACCGTTGGCACTGAGGCCGCTAGTGCGTTTTAACGATATAGCCATGTGGCTCTCCTTCTCTGTTTGCGCTTCCGTCTGGACTCAGTTCGAAGCGTGATTGCATCTTAGCACAAGTTCGTGGTACAGTGTCAACAACTTTTTAACAAAGGATAAAAATAAATGTCAGACCTAGCAAGTATCCTTGGCGGCCCTTGGTCTCCACCGGCGCAAAAACACATTGAATCACCAGAGGATCAGCTAAAAGACGCCATGCTTGGCGCAGGTCTAAAGCCACCGGAGGCCATACACCTAGACGGTAAAGTCCACCGCTTTAACAGTGGCACCAAGGGTGAGAAAGGCCACGACAAGCCTGGTTGGTACATAGCCTTTAACGATGGCGTACCGGCAGGGCGCTTTGGTTGCTGGCGCTCGGGCGTAGAGCTTACTTGGAAGGCAAATATTGGCCGCAGCCTGACGGTGGCCGAGGAAATGGCGCAGTCGCGCAGGCTCTCAGAGGCCAAGGCGCAGCGCGATGCAGAGCAAGCCAAGACCCGCGAAGTGGCCGCGAACACCGTGGATTTAATCTGGTCGCAAGCAGGGGCCGCAAGCCCAGAGCATCCTTACCTACAGCGCAAGGGCATACAGCCCAATGGCGCACGGATTACAGGTGACGGGCGTTTGATGGTGCCTTTGTACAACTCAGACGGCGAGTTGTCCAGCATCCAATACATTGCCGGTGACGGTGACAAGAAATACCACCCAGGTGGACAGACCGGCTCAATGTATTGGCTTGTAGGCGGCATGGATGACGCCACCACTCTCTACATTGCCGAAGGCTTTGCAACAGCGGCCACCATTGCCGAGGTCACAGGCCAGCCCTGCGCGGTGGCCTATAGCGCAAGCAACCTAGTGCCGGTGACTGGAATTTTGAAAGCAGCGCATCCAGCACTGGACATTTGCATTGTTGCCGACAATGACGTTAGTGGTGTAGGCCAGCGCTACGCAGAGCAAGCCAGCGCAAAGTTTGGGGTACGCATGACAACACCACCAATTGAAGGTGACGCGAATGACTACGTTCAAGCAGGGCACGACTTAGCACTGCTTTTAAAGCCCCAAGTGGCAACGGACTACCTAATTCATGCTGATGGGTTTTCGGAGCAGCCAGCGCCTATTTCGTGGCTTGTAAAGCACTGGATACAAGACAAGGCATTGGTGATGGTGCATGGGCCTAGTGGTGGCGGAAAGACGTTTGTTACCCTTGATTGGATGCTGCACATTGCCAGTGGCAAGGCAAGCTGGTTCGGCCACAAGGTAAGACCAGGCAACATGGTGTATTTGGCCGGTGAAGGGCACCACGGATTGCGAAGCAGGATTGCAGCATGGAAGCACCATAACAAAGTCACTAACCTCAATATGTGGGTTAGCAAGTCAGGTGTAGACCTCAACACGCCCGAAGGATATTTGAAAGTGTTGGAGGCGGTCAGGGCGCTCAAGATTAAGCCTAGCGTGATTACCGTGGACACCCTGCACCGTTTCATGGCCGGTGACGAGAACAGCGCACAGGACGCCAAGACCATGCTAGATGCCTGCGCTGCGCTCATGGAAGAGTTTGGCTGCACCGTCATTCTGGTTCACCATACGGGCGTATCAGAAGAGGCCCAACACCGCGCACGAGGCTCTAGCGCATGGCGTGGTGCCTTGGACATTGAGATCAGCGTCATACCCGCCAAGGGCGACAAGTCCATTGAGATTGTGCAGCGTAAGAGTAAAGACGCAGAGATGGCAGCGCCGGTTTATGTCGATCTGGAATCGGTAGCAATCCCTGGCTGGTTTGATGAAGATGGAGAAGCCGTTTCCAGCGCAGTAGTGGTTAAAGGCCAAGTGCCGGAAACAAAGAGCAAAGGCGAATCGCTTGGCTTTTCATCTTTTGAGCGCGCATGGTTTGCTACTGGTGCAGAAGATCGAGGCGGCGCACCTTACCTTACTCGCAGTGCGCTTTATGAATGGGCATTGGATAACGGTCTGAAAAATAAGAAATACACAAAGGACAGCTTGAGAGCGCAAATACCAGCAGACGGGAACAAGGGCAAGTACATAGGGCCACTGATTGAAGAAAAGTTGATTGAAGTCCACGAGAACGGCTGGATTGTTATTGAGCCAGGCCAAGCAGCAGGAATGATGCTCAAAAGAAATTCCCTTTAACTTAACAAGTGTGATAAACTTTCTAACATGAACAAAAAATTGACCCAACTCAAAGCCAAGCTAAGAGCCGCGAAAGCGGAACTTGCTATACGAACCCGTACAAATAATAGTGCGTCACGGGCTTACAACAAGGTGACCGCAAGGATTACCGAACTGGAGACAAAAATTGCTAACTTGGCGCAAATTTCAGAGTGAATTGCCTAATTACAGCGAAGCCCAACTTTTGGTTTTGCTTAATGAGGAACGCAATCAACATAAACGTGTATCCATGTTGGAGAGAATCCATCAGCGTTATTGCACACTTAGGGCTAATCGAGAAAGATTGGAGATTTTAAAAGAAGGAAAAAAACCATGAGATTTTTTAAGTTTTTGAAGGACTACTACCGAGAGTTAACGCCAGCCGAAGTCATCCAGCGGGAGCTTGCTTGCGCCCATCTGGACAGGCTTGAGGCAGAGGCAGCAGTCGAGTACGCGGCGGCAGTGCTCGATATGAATATGAATCGCATAGAGCGTTTGAATACACGTTTAGGAGAATACAAATGAGAATTCTGTGCGTTGGTGGCCCAAGAGGCGGGCGAGTAGTTTCAGACTTGGGGGTGGAGTGCAGATTCCCCATAGACCGAATTCTTTCTGAACTCGAAGCTGGCGACGGGCTTGTTGTGAACGTAAGTAATTACAGGTACATAAAAAGACAATTTCACTACAACAGAAGGGTAGCGGATGTTTATTTATGGGAACACTCAGACCCCAAAGAAGGCATGGAACTGATTATGGACACACTAAATAACCTTGGAGCGTAACAAATGACTAACTGCTGTGATGCTAATGGAAACTGCACTCAAGGGCGCAACTGCCCGATACGCAAGCAGCGTATGGAG